GCTATGAAGTTGATGAATAAAACATCAAAACCTTCAAAGGATACACCAAAATCAGTTAAGCCTGCTACAATTAAAATAAGTGGAGCCGAAAAAAGAGCTCAACAAACTTCCAAACCATCGGTTTCAATTCCAACTACAAAAGCCGGTAGTTCGTTTAAAGATGCTTTTATATCCAATACTAAACAAAAAGGTGATAAGGCTGAAATTGAATTAAAAAACAAACTAGAAAAAGCATATACTCAAATTGATTTAGCAGCAATTAAGAGTAGTGGTAAGAAAGGAATTTTTGAATTAGAAACGGAAGAAGGTAGTGGAAAATATACACAAATAAAATCATCTGAAGTTAAAGTAGCGTTGCAAAACCTAATGTCAGGAAAAAAACTAACTGCTAGCGATAAAAAATTATTAAAATTAACAACTAAAATTGTTACTAACCCAGAAAATGGTGATGTAAAATTATATTTTTCTCAAAAAATAGCAGGAAGGCATCCACAGCAAGGATATCAAAGTATAGAACTTGCAAAGAAAAATGTTGAAATGGGAGATGCATTACGAAAATATGCATTGGATAATGGATTAACAGTTGGTAAATCTTCTGAAGGTGCTATTGGTAAAAAAGTATTTAATCCGTTAAAAACCGCCGGTGCAGTAAATCGAAACGAACCTACAAAAAAGACTAAAATAGAAAAAACTAAAGAAGGACTTGTTGTTAATGGTAAATTACGAAAATATAAAACAATTCCAAACGAAAAGAAATTAGTTGAGTATTATATAAAAAACGGAAAAAGTCCGGAAGAAGCACAAAAAGATGCTAGAACTACAATTAATCAGCATAAAGCTTGGAATGAAAAAATGGATGATATTGCAAAAGTATCTGAAGCAAATGGTGGCGAAATCGACTTTTGTAATTTTGGAGATGTAAGTAATCCAGAGGGAAGAAAACAAACAATAACCACAATATTAAAAGGAGTTAGTTCTGGGTTTTTATCCGAACTTAAAAAATATGAAGAAACATTTGGAACTGAAGATTTATCAAAAAAGCCAGAGAATAAAATAATATTTGATACTTTAGTAAATTTAGAAAAAATAAATAGTAAATCCGATTTAGAAACGGATGAAAAAGCAAGAGAAGCTTATAAGAGAGGATTGGATGAACTTATAAAGCATATGGCTAATTCTGTTGATTTTAAAGATGCCGTAGCTGACTTTACTGAAATGAAAGTTGGATTACAATATTTATCTGAAGGAAAGCAAGTGTATTTTCCATCAGCAGAAAATTTCCAAACAGCAGATATTATCATAATGCCAGATGATAGAAATTGGAAACAAACCGGCGCACAATCTTATGAAGAATATTTAGCTACAAACTTCCAATTATTAAATGTATCGGTGGAAGTAGTTGGTGGGATGAGTGTTAAATTTAGAGGAGGAGGTGGTTCTGCAACTTATAATAAAATATTACAAAGTGTTTATAAAAATCCAGAAACACAGCAAAAATTATTAGATATTCAAGGAACATATAAGGTAACATATGGTAATCAACAAAATGTTGATAAAAAAGCTGTTAGTAAGGCCGAAACGGATTTAAATGATTTATTTAAATACGCAATATCAAAAGGATTTATAAACAAAGAAGAAGCACAACAAATTAGAGAAATTGGTTTAAAGCAAGCACAAAGTGAAATTAAGGCAGCAGGAGATGCTGGAAATTGTGGAGGTCCGGCTAACCAAAAGTTATTACATAAAGCAATGGAACTGCAACATATTCAACAACATTTAACTGCTGTTATTCATAACGCAGATGTTGAATATACTAGATATAGTAATTTTAATCAAAAATTGGGTACAAAAGCTGGTAAAATTTCAAGCGTAGAAGATGATATCGCAGATGGAGTTAGAACGCCATGTTATTCAAGCCCACACCACAATCCTGGATATTCGAAATCGGTAGATAAAAATGGATGTGTTAGTATTACACCTACCAATCAAAACCCATCACATATTAAATCTCACAAACCAGATTTGATTAAAAACTTTAAAGACGAAGATTAAAAATGAATACACAACTATTATGTTTATTTACATATAGACCAGAATTAGATATATCCTTACAATTTGTAATACAAAATTATGTCTTAATAAATCCAAATATTTTTATATTAGAAAATAGACTAAAGGAGGATGATTTATTTATTACATTTAATGTAGAGAAAGGTTCATCTCCAATCGATTCTCAATGGAAAACTATTTTAGTTCATAGAAAAAAGCAATCAAATACCATCTATACAATTAACGCCTTAAATGAAGTTATTAAATCTAAGACAGGCGGACAATTGGATAATTCATATCAATTAGATTGGGAAGATTATAGAAATTCTATAATTACCACATCGAACTACGGCTACAAAAAAATCCCTACAAAAGTTTTCAAAAGTTTAAATCTATCTGATTTTAAATAATAATACTTTTTAATTTGGAAATTCCGAATTAATTTATTATATTTGTTCTAATATAAAATAGAAACAAATAAAAATTAATCATGTCGGAAATCAAAGAACAAACTGCAATTGAATATTGCGAAGAAACCTATCCACAAACGTGCGAAGAATTCAAAAACATCTTAGATGAGATGTACACTACATTTTGCAAAAAGCAAAGAAACTATGGAACTGGAAATATTTCTGTAGGAACGGCACTTCAAACCAACGAAGATATCAAACTATCCCTAAGTGGATTATGGTTCAGAAAAAATGACAAGATTCAACGACTAAAACAATTGGTAGTTTTAGGAGCTCCGGATGAAGTAGGAGAATCAATCGAAGATACCTACCAAGACCTCGCAGTTTATTCAGTTATCTCTCAATTGGTGACTCGAAATAAATGGGCGAAATAATTTGGAATATTGAAAAAATAGTTGTATATTTGATACAACAAAAGATAAAAAGGTTATATTTAGATATAGGTAATATCGATATACACCTAAACTTTAAAAACAATTATTAACTTTAAAACAAAAGAAAAATGGACATTTCATTAGCCTTGAAACGATTTAATTCGTTACAAAACACTTCCAAAAAATCAGATTCACTTTGGAAGCCAACACCGGGAAAACATCAAATTAGATTAGTTCCCTACAAGTTCAACAAAGACATCCCGTTTATTGAACTTTACTTTCACTACAACATTAACAACAAAACTTATCTATCTCCAATTTCGTTTGGTAGACCTGACCCTATTGTTGAGTTTGCAGAAAAACTTAAACGTACAGGCGATACTGATGATTGGAAAGCAGGTAAGAAAATGGAGCCAAAGTTAAGAACTTTTGCACCAGTTATTGTAAGAGGTAAAGAAAGCGAAGGTGTTAAATTTTGGGGATTCGGTAAGACCGTTTACCAGGATATATTAGGTTACATCGCTGACCCGGATTACGGAGATATCACAAACCCATTGAATGGTAGAGATATCGTATTGGAAATTGTTGCAGCTGAAGAATCAGGTACATCATATCCAACGACTACAATCCGTGTTAAGCCAGCTCAAACAAAGGTAGCTGATTCGCCGGAAGCAATTCAAACTATTTTGGAAAATCAAAAAGATATTACCGAAGTATATTCAGAATTATCTTATTCAGAATTAAAAGGTGTATTAGAAACTTGGTTAAACCCATCAGCAGTAGCATCTACTGATAGTGATAGTGTAGTTGAAGAATTAGAAGCTCCTAAACAAGCTCCTAAAGTAAAACCACAACCATCGGTAGATTTAGGTGGAACATCTGATATTAGTGGAGATTTGCCTTGGGAAACCGAAGCACCTGCCGCACCAAAAGCAGCAGCACCAAAAGATGATGTAGCATCGGCATTCGATGATTTATTCAACAACTAATTAAAAAAGTTACAATGGCCAAAAGAGAAGAAGACTTAGCGAGCATACTCGCTGACACTCTCAACAAACAAAATAAGGATGGTAAGATTGCCTATTTCTTAGATGACGATAGTACGGATGCACCTACTAACGTTAAAGATTGGTTATCTACTGGAAACGCAATGTTAGATGTTGCGATTTCAAATCGTCCTTATGGTGGTTTACCGGTTGGTCGTATTAGTGAGATTACGGGTTTAGAGCAGAGTGGAAAATCTCTGCTCTCCGCCCATCTCTTAGCAGAAACCCAAAAGAAGGGTGGTGTTGCAGTACTAATAGATACGGAAACCGCAGTAAGTAGAGAATTTTTAGAAGCAATCGGAGTAGATATCTCAAAACTACTTTACGTTTCAGTTGATACTGTTGAAGGTATTTTCGAAGCGTGTGAAACAATTATTGAGAAAGTAAGAACGGGTGATAAAGATAGATTAGTTACAATCGTAGTCGATTCAGTAGCAGCGGCATCTTCAAAGAAAGAGATGGAAGCTGATTATGATAAAGATGGTTACGCAACTGATAAAGCTATTATTATTTCCAAAGCAATGAGAAAGATTACCAATATGATTGGTAGACAATCAATCGCTTTAGTATTCACAAATCAGTTAAGACAGAAAATGAACGCAATGTTTGGTGACCCTTGGACAACATCAGGTGGTAAAGCATTAGCATTTCATAGTTCGGTTAGATTGAGATTGAAGAGTATGGG